TGGAGTCCGTTTGCCCATTGTACCCTGCAGTTCCATATCAAGGCTCCGATCTTTGTTGCAAGGCAGCTAGCCAAGCATCAGGTTGGCTTCGCATGGAACGAAGTTAGTAGACGGTATGTAGACTATGAGCCTACCTTCTGGTCACCACAGAGTAACTGGAGGGCAGCAGCAGAGAACAAGAAGCAAGGCTCCTCCTCTGAGTATGTGAAGGATAGCGCATTAGTACAACAGTGTTATAATGAATCAATTAAATCTTCTCTCAGTACTTACAAGCTCATGCTGTATGAGGGTGTCTGTCCTGAGCAAGCAAGGACAGTACTACCACAGTCTATGATGACTGAGTGGTATTGGACTGGTTCACTCTATGGTTTCAACAGGGTATGTCAGCTCCGTCTTGACCCACACGCACAGGATGAGTGCCGACAAGTAGCACTTGCAATATCTGATTGCTGTGCTAGAGCATTCCCCATATCATGGATGGCATTAAATGGATCGCTGGGTTAATCTAGCCTATCATGTCGCCTCAACGGTTGACAGGGATAGAGCACACATTAGTTTGATTGTAAGGAAATCACAATTGTTGGCTATAGGTAGTAATAATTGGAAGACACACCCCAAAACTGTAAAGTATGGTTACATGTACCCATACCTACACTCTGAGTTGGATGCCTTCCGTAAGATTAAAACCCCTACTGACCGCATGATATTATATAACTTTAGATTTAGTAAGACAGGCAAGCTAGGTATGGCAAGACCATGCAAGTTCTGTATGCCTTGGTGTGCTCATGTCTTTGATAAGATAATATTCTCAAATGAGGAAGGTATGTTTGATGGATGATTTAAAACCGCCCAATACTTCCCATATGGAAGGAACTTCTCAACAAGATTTAATCACACTCCTGCAAGAAGAACGTGATGCTGCCCGTGCTGAACTGATAGCATATGACTCCTTGCATGGTAGGATAACACTAAAGCAAGCAGCTAAACTAAGACAATGGGGATACCTAATAAAGGAGGATTCAATTGGCAAAAGATAAACCTTGGCTCAAAGCTAAGAAGCGTGACAAGTCACAGTCAGGTAAGGGTGATAAGTATCGCCCCGTTGATCGTGAAACTTATGAAAAAAATTATGAAGCTATCTTTGGTAAACCAAAAGAAATAAATAAAGATGAATCTAAATGAACTCGAAGAACTGGTATATGATCTGGCAGCACTTAGTCACAAGCTTGGGCGTATTGAAACGGATGGTACGACAAGTCAAAACAAGTATGATAAATTGGTTGACGAGCGTAACGATATCAAAGCATTAATTAGATCTGAGTTTAATCGGATGTCACACAACACCACCTTAGGGTGGGGCAAGGGTAAAGATGAGTGAACTAGATGGATGGTTGCAAATGAATTTTCCTGTTGGTTCTTTTATAGTACACTCTGATGCTGCTGGTATTGGAGGAGATGATAGGTTGTACTTACGCATTCAGATGTCTAATAAGAATGTTAACTTTATTGTTTACGAATCTGAGGATCCTAATGGATATCGAACAGATGAAGATCAGGCTATAGCAAGCTTTTGTTTTAGCCCAGAGTTTCTTATCAAGCTAGCAAAGATCGGATCAATTGATTTAAATGAGTCTATTCCAAAGCAAGACTGAGTGTCCACGCTGTGTACAGAATGGTGCAGATCGTAGTGGTGACAACCTTGCAGTCTATGATGATCATGTGTATTGTTTTAAATGCAAGTATTACCGCTCTTCTAAAGGAACAGAGATGACAGATGAACTTACTACAACAACCCCTAAAGAATTTAAAGTGCTCACTGGTTCTTACATTGATCTTGAGGATCGCGGCGTTACGGAAAAGACTTGCCGCATGTATGGCTATCAGGTAGCCAAGATCAATGGTAAGGAAGTACACATTGCTAACTACTATCAAAGTGGTGAGCTATTAGGACAACACCTTCGTGGTCCTAACAAACAGTTTGCTTGGCGTGGTAGTGCCAAAGGTTTAGAACTCTTTGGTCAGAACCTATGGAAGGCAGGAGGCAAGCGGCTTATCATTACTGAGGGTGAGATTGATTGTATGACAGTCAACCAAGTACTCGGTGGTACATGGGCTGTTGTGTCTATCCCCAATGGTGCTACCTCTGCAGCCAAGTCTATCAAAGAGAATCTTGAGTTCATTAACTCATACGCTGAAGTTGTCCTATGCTTTGATATGGATGATGCAGGACAGAAGGCTACTATGGAAGTTGCTGATCTACTACCTCCGGGTAAGTGCAAGATTGCTAAGCTCCCATACAAGGATGCTAGTGAGTGCTACATGAATGCTCAGACCAAGCAATTGGTATCAGCACTATGGGAAGCACAGCAGTATTCTCCTGATGAGATCATGCACATCTCTAAAGTTATTACAGACTCACAGGCTATGAACCATGCTCGTGTCTATCCCTTTCCTTACGATGGTCTATCAGAGTTCCTGATTGGTCAGCGTAGTGGAGAGATTACACTATGGGCATCCGGTACTGGGTCTGGTAAGTCTACTATACTTCGTGAGCTTATGATGCATCACTTAGTAGAGGGTCGTAGTGTTGGGTGTATCATGCTTGAGGAATCTCCACAGGAAACTATGGATGATATGATCAGCTTGATACTTAACAAACCAGTCCGTGCTATTAGAGCAGGACGAATGATGAATGAATTGCGTACCATGCTTGGCAAGAAACAAATCAACATGGCTATGGTTGATGATCTTACTGATGAGGAATACGCAGCAGCTAAGGCACAACTGTGTGGCACAAACTTCTATGTGTATGACCACTTAGGTAACAGTGCAATGGCTAATCTGCTGGCTCGTATGGAGTTCATGGCAACCTCCCTCAAGGTAGATGTCATTGTGCTTGACCATATTACCGCCGCTGCTGCAGGACTTATGAGTATGCAGACTAAGGATGTCGAGGGTGGTAACTCAGAGCGTATCATTATTGATACACTCATGAAGGAACTCCGTGCTATTGCTGTGCGTACAGGTGTGCATGTAGACATCGTATCACAACTCAAGAAGAGTGACAAGGCATACGAAGAGGGTGATCGTATTACCCTGCAAGATCTGCGTGGCTCCGGTGCATTGGCATCTGTACCCAACACAGTCATTGCCCTAGAGAGAGATCGACAGAACACAGACGAGAAGATTGCTAACACCACACTAGTGCGTGTACTCAAGAATCGTTTGACTGGTCGAGCAGGTATTGCAAGTACATTATATTATGACCATGTGTCAGGCAGACTAGAAGAAATTGGATTCGCTATTGCTGAGGATGGCTCAGTAGTGTTTGAACCCGAACAACAACAGGAGTTCTAATGAAAGTATGTGTACTTGATATTGAAGGAAATGGTTTAGCTGAGTTAGTATTAGATTCTAAAGGTAATCCTCACAAGGAAGTTACTCGTGTATTATGTGCAGCTACCAAGATTCCTAATCAAGAACCAGTACTTTGGTTAGAACATCAGATGCCTGAGCTTGTAAATTACCTCAAACAATTTGATGTTATTATCGGTCACAACATCTTGGGGTATGACTACCCAGTCATGCGTAGGCTGTACAATATGACTATGCCTAAGCGTATTGTTGATACACTTATCATCAGTAAGCTAATGCATCCAGACATCAACACCCACCCATTCAAAGACAACTCACTTAAGTCATGGGGTATACATCTTAACTTTCCTAAGTCAGAGTATACCTTAGGCTGGACTAGTTACAACCTAGAGATGGGCAAGTACTGTCAGCAGGACACTCGACTTGGCGAAGCTATCTTCAATAAACAAAAGAGTTTTATATCAGACAACAAAAATATTGTAGCCTTTGAGCATACAGTATCTACAATTTTAATGGAGCAAGTGTGCAATGGATTTAATTATGACCTTGATGCCGGAGAAGAGTTGTATAAAAACCTTATGCTGGAAAAACTTGGTATCGAAGATGAAATGCGTCAAGTCTTCCCTGACCGGATTATCATTAGGCACTCGCCCAAGACAGGCAAGAGACTCAAAGACAAAGTAGATACCTTTAACCCCGGTTCTCGACAACAAATAGCTAACCGTCTTATCGAAAGATATGGATGGAAACCACAAGAAACTGAGAAGGGTAACCCAAAGGTAGATGAATCCGTGTTGGCTGTGTTAGATTATCCAGAAGCAAAGACACTCGTAAAGTACTTCAATGCAATCAAGTTAATGGGTATGGTTGAGGACTGGAACAGTCGATCAATCAATAGTCGAGACAAGCGTATACATGGCAACATCAATCCACAGGGTGCAGCGACAGGTCGTTGTACTCATAGTCAGCCCAACATAGCACAGGTAAGTGGTGATCACAGAGCAAGAGAACTCTGGCTATGTGATCCCAAGCAGGTGTTAGTTGGTGCTGACTTGTCGGGGCTAGAGCTTCGTATGCTTGCCCACTTCATGGCTAAGTATGACAACGGTGAATATGGTAAAGTACTCCTAACAGGAGACATTCATACACACAATCAGAAGGCAGCTGGACTCAGCTCACGAGCATTAGCAAAGTCTTTTATCTATGCGTACCTCTATGGTGCGGGTGACAAGAAGATTGCTTTAGTTTGTAGTTGTAGTATTGGTGAGGCTAGAGGATTACGAGAACGCTTTCAGAAAGAAATCCCTGCCCTTACTAAGGTACAGGACATGGTAAAGTATGAGGCACTCAAGCACAAGGGTGTGCTCCTGCCTGATGGTAGGCGTGTACCCGTGCGTAGCGAACACGCTGCCCTCAACACCCTGCTGCAGGGTTCAGGAGCTATCGTAAGCAAGTACTGGATGGTCGAGGCATTCAAGTCTATCAAGCCAGCAGGAGCCAAGCAGTTGGCTTATGTGCATGACGAACTACAGTACTCATGTCCGGTAGATACTGCAGATGAATTTGGTAAGGCTGTTACTGCCGCTGCTACGGCAGCAGGTGAGATGTTAAAGATGAATATTCGTATTGATGCAGAGTACTGCATTGGTAAGTGCTGGGCTGATACACATTAAGGAGACACATGTCTAAGTTAGAATTATATATTGCTGGTCCTATGAGAGGATATCCTAACCATAACTTTGAGGCTTTCTATAAGGCTGAGAAGAAGTGGACTAAGAATCCTGCGGTAACTAAGATCCACAATCCTGCTAAGATGGATGAGGATGAGGGGTTTGATCCCTCTACTGTTGAGGATTCATTAGATCATCTTCGTGCTTGCATGAAGCGTGACATTGATGCTATCCTTCAGTGTACTGGGATGGTAATGCTCTGTGGTTGGGAGCATTCGGAAGGTGCGAGGGTTGAACATTCACTAGCTACATATCTAGGGATGCCGATCTTCTATGAAAGTTAATGGAAGAATTGTATTTTATAACTTCAAGAAGGTACAAGGGTGGCGGTACTATGCCGTTCGTTTACTATCTTGGAGCCGTCATACTCATGCTCACATTGAGTTTGATCTGAGTATACCATTTGCTTTTGTAGTAGTTGATAGAAGACCAGTAAAAGTAATGCGTTTATCCGCACTTAAACAATTAAATTTAACTAAGTACTATGAGTTTGATCTAGGTTCTTTTGAGATAGACGAAGAAGATATTATCTTTGCCTATAAATATAAACCACTTAATAGCTATATGATGTTAGCATATACTACTATAGGTCAGTTCATAGGGATGAACAAACCAACCAACTGTATTACTTTTATATGCAGCTACTTACAATTCAAAGGTTGGGATATCCCTGATCTATTCACTCCAAAACAATTATGGGAAAGCTTACATGATAACGATAATGATCGGTGGACAGGCAAGAGTCGGGAAGACAACACTAGCAAAGTGGATCAGTGAGTACGCTTATAACAATAAGTATACACCAGTGATTGTTCCCTTTGCTGCTGCTCTTAAAGAGGAAGCGGCTAAGAAGGGATACACTAAAGATACCAATCAAGAAGAGTATCGTGAGTTCTGTCAAACCCTTGGCTCTACTATGAGAGAACAAGATCCAGACTACTGGGTTAAAGAATTCAGAAACAAGATTAAGAAACTCTATGAGGAAGAACAAACTGCCCTAAAGGCTGACCCATCTATTTGGCATGAGAAGGTTATCATTGTTGATGACTGTCGTTATACCAATGAGATCGCTGCTGCTCGTGACATCCGTGCTCTCACAGTCTTTGTATCAGCAGGTGAGCGTGAACTCCCTGAGGAGTTTGCTGAGTGGAGAACACATGAGTCTGAAGCATTAGCTATTGCTATTGAGACAGGCAACAAACAATATGAAGATATGTTTCACTACACTCTAAAGAATGAAGAAACTGAGGCGGCATTTAAAACCAAGTGCCAAGCAAAGTTTGACGAGTGGTTTCACCTACTTGCCGAATCAATGTTAGATGCCCTGTGCAACTGTGAGTTATGTCTATCCTCAAGAGAAGACAGACTACCTGATGGAGATGCGGTGTTCAAAGAAATTATGGAACTTATTATAGACAAGGAAGATAATGACAAGCCAACCAAGACCTGATGTTGCTGTACTTGATGGAGACATCATTGCCTATCGTGCTGCCTTTTGGGCAGACCAAGAGGGCATTGAGTACCTTGCGGAACGCATCGAACACGATGTCAAGGCATGGACTCCAGTAGGGGTAACGAAAGTATATGTGGCTATCTCCTGTGATCGTAAGGATAACTTCCGTAGACAGGTATGGGAACAATATAAAGCCCATCGGGATGTAAAGAAACAAGCACCAGATAGTTTATCATACGCTGTTGATTTAATTAAACAGAATGATATACTCTTTGTTCCTACCCTAGAGGCTGATGATATTATGGGACTCATGGCTTCGGGTAACAAGGCTATTGCTGTGACCATTGACAAGGATCTCCGGTCTGTACCGGGGTGGCATTGGAACCCAGACAAAGAAGTTAAACCTCTGGAACTTGATACTTATACCGCTGACTTTAACTTCCACAAGCAGTGGATCATGGGTGATACGACTGATAATATCCCCGGTATCTGGAAGTGGGGACCTGCCAAGGCAGAGAAGTGGCTTAAGTATGTTCATCCAAGGAACTGGACAGCCGCCGTATTGGCAGCTTATGACCAAGCTAAGCCTCAGGAAATGGATAGATATGGATATGATTACTGTCTCGCTATGGCTAGGTGTGTCCGCATCCTTAGACATGGTGAATATAACAAGAAAACTAAGTCCGTACTATTGTTTGACCCAATAGTTGGGGCTACTAAGAGTGATACTCAAGGGAACACTAATGAACACTGATGTAAACCAATACAACACTGAGTCTTTAACTATTGCTAATCCAAACAATTACAATACTTCTACTTATACCCATAGCAATTCTAAGATCCCTATGGTACTCCATGATAGAGACTGTGCTCCAGCCTATCATACCAAGGGTGCAGCCGGAGCTGATCTTAAGATCACTACGGACACTACGCTACTCCCCGGAGTAGTAACTAGAGTACCCACAGGGGTTAGCCTAGCTATCCCTGAGGGCTATGTAGGATTACTCTTTATGAGATCAGGTCTTTCTAACAAAGGAATTAACTTAGCCAACTCAGTTGGTGTCATTGATTCTGATTATCGTGGTGAGATTTGGTTACCACTTATTAACAATTCAACAATAACACACACTCTTAAACGGGGTGATCGTGTTGCACAGATTGCCTTGATGCCCGTCACACAATTCCAGTTTGTCTCTGTAGATAAACTTCCGTTTACTGTGCGAGGCGAAGGTAAGTTTGGGAGTACAGGAGTCTAATGGATACATTTCAAAAGTTTATTGCTATCAGTCGTTACAGTCGTTGGCTTGATAAAGAAAATCGTAGAGAGACTTGGGATGAGACTGTCGATAGATGGTGGAATTACTTTACTGGTAAAGCCCCTGTCCTTCTGACACGGACAGATATCAGAGATGCTATCCTTAATCTAGAAGTACTGCCAAGTATGCGTGGGTTGATGACCGCAGGTCCAGCATTGGATCGTGATCATACTGCCCTATACAATTGCTCATACATTGAGATTAATAAAACAACTTCCTTCTCTAACCTCATGTACATTCTTATGTGTGGTACTGGAGTAGGCTATACGGTTGAGCGTAGATGCACGGACAAACTTGGAACTATTCCAACAATACATAAGATGTTTGATACAGTTATGTTTGTTCCT